GGCAGGGCTGGCAGGGCTGGCAAGGGTAAACCCTGTCAGGGTTTACCCTTGGTTACGACTCATCGTCAAGCCCGTGTACAGGCTTGACATCCGACACGTCGACTATGACGCGCTTGCGCAGTGCGTCAAGGGCGATGTCGCCTAGGTTGATGTTGATCTCCGCCGCCTTGTCGCCATACGTGTCGGGGTTGAGCTTGGCGGCCATGCGCCACCTGTTGTCGCTGCGCAGCTTGGCCACCTGCACCGTGTCGCGGTCAGCCTGGTCTGCGATGCTGATCGTCTGCTCGGCCAGCGTGTGCGCCCCTTGCTCTCGCGCCCGCGTATACAGAGCGGCGCGTGTCTCACCCCCTCTCGACACCCAACGATGGAACGCCGAAGTACTGACCCCCATACCGTCGCAGATGGACATAACCAGCACACCTGAGCCGAGCTGGTCCCACACCCAAGCCTCTCCCCCGTGCTGATGTATGAGCTTGCTGCACCTGCTTGTCTCAGCCTTCTCGTCCCAATGCCTCATTAGCCCTGCGGCCTTCCTGTCTGCATCCTCGCCAAGCGTTGCCGGTGCATTTATCGGCAGCTCTGGCGTTACCTCATCCCATCCATCCTTCATCACTTCACCCCTTGTAAATATTTCTCTATCAACGCCCAGGCATCATCGCCTGATCGCGCCACCAAACACAGGTAACCCTCGGCGTTTAGCCTGCGGGCAATATCCTTCTGCGCAGCGGCCACGGTCCCCACGTCCGTCTTCATCTCAACAAAAAGCCCATGGAACCCATTAGAAGCCCTCAGGACGCATAAATCAGGCATACCCCTAAGTACCCCCTCACTATGCATCGAAACCCTCTCCTGAGCCGTCCTAGAGCCCCCATTCGGTATCGCCGCTATAACCACGTCCGGATAGAACGCCCGCACCTTGGCCACCACCTTCGCCTGCTCGGTGTGCTCCCTGCGCCTTGACCTTAATCCCACCATGGTGTTGCCTCCTCGTTTATGACACCTGCATCAATTTTACTGATGTAGCTTGGGCAGCGGTGCATCAGCCCAGCCGGCATGGCCAGCAGCCCGTCCACGTCACAGTGCCTGCGCTTGAACCTCACCCTCGCCCAATCGTTGCTGACCACCGCCGTTTCAAACATCCACCTGTTCGCCGGATGGTTCACCTTCCTCAACTTTTCCATTTCTCCGGCCGGCATTGAGATGCTGTCCTGCACCACATCCATATGTCCACACGACTCGCACAAAACCCTGTCCTCCACCCATCCCCCAACCTCCACCACCCCACTACCCAGCCTGTGGATAACTTTTTCCATCTCTTCCCCCTTGATAGTGCAAAGTTGATTGGACGTCCGTAAGCCATACGTCCACATGTCCGATCAACTTTTGATACCCACAAACAACCATGCTTGCCTGTGGATAACCTGTGGACAAGTCCACAGGGTTATCCCCATTCGGGCATCTGCGTCGATCGGACCGTCCTATCGCCGTCCTATCGACGTCCACATGTCCGATCGACTTTTTAAGCCGCACACTCATGACAACCTGACCCACTCATTCATACTCGAAGTGGGCGCAAACCTGTGGAACACGGCCTCGATTACCGCCTTCCTCACGTCCCCCCTGGACGACCCAGGCACAGCCGCCAGCACGTCTGCCATGTCCAACCTCGCGCAGCCAGACATATCAGACGGCGGTTTCCTGGACGGGTTCTTGCCCCTACGCATCACCAACCCGTTTGGGCTGTGGTTAATGACAGACTGTACATAAATACATGCCTCATCTGCCCTATCCTGCGACCGCTGGCCCTGGCGCTCAGACGACGCCTCCGCCGCCTTGCGCTCGCGCTGCTCAGCCGATGAGATAAGTGGCGTCATGACCCGGCACACCGTCTCGACTAAGTCACCCTCCGGCGACGTGGCCAGCGCGGTGAAGGTCTCGGTCGTGAACTCAATTTCATCAAAGTCAGGCTCGTACCGGCGCTTGATGAGCCGCATGTAGCGTGATCCATCCTCGTCCGCAAATATGACGGCGGTGCCGGTAGCGTCGCCCGTGAAGGCTGATGCACCCCTGGCCATGGCGTCGCTGTCGGTGCGAGATATCTGCTTGTTCATGTGGGACACGATGGCGATGGGCGTGTCCAAGATGGTGTAGATGGTCTGCTTCAGGCCGGACATGTACGCGCCGACCTCACTGTTGTCGTTCTCGTTCTCTAGGGCTAAGGTCGCGTTGGCTGTGTCCAGTATCAGGAACGGCCTGGTGCCGTCTACGGTGTGCTTGATGACGTTCTGCTCCAGCAGCAATATCTCCGGCAGCGTTGAGCGCTTGGCGCGGATTATGACGACGCTGTTGATGATTAGTTGTGGGTCTATTTTGAAGTGCCTTGAGTAGCCGTACAGCCCTCTGATGAGCTGGTCCGCGTCCTCTGTGACGATGACAATCTTCCTTGGCTTGGATGCGTTTATGGCTTGGTCTGTGAGGCAGTTTGTGATAGTCATCATCAGCGACATCAGTACCGTGGTCTTACCAACGCCGGGTTGTCCGGCAATCACCCACAGCCCGTGGGCCAGGAACCCGTCGATGATGTAGCGCACAGAGGGCAGGTGGTCTAGGTTGTAGTCCATCTCCTGCCAGCCGGTTGTTGGCTCTGGCTGTGTAGTTAGCTGCGTGTCGGGCTGCTGTGTGTCGGGCTGCTGTGTGGCCTGCTGTCGCTGCATAAAGTCCTGCACCGCCGTGCGCTGCTCAGACTGCGTGGTCGGTTGTGTGTAGCCGTGCTGCTTGGCCATGTGAAATAAAGTGCCGAGGCCAACGCCCTTTGATGCGTTAAAGCTCTTCCAGTGACTGTCAAGGTCCTTAGCGCCCTGATACTTCTCACCCTGCTGCGACCATCTGGACCATACGTCGTGGCCTTGGTCACCGAACCCGTCGTGCAGCGCCTGGCCGAGCTGTATCCACTCGGCGTAGTCCACGTCCGGCGAGATGTGGCGCAACGCGGCCTCGGCCTTTGACAAGTCGTCAGACGGGTTGGAGTAGTTGACCAGAAGTAAGGGCTGGAGTTTTTTCTGCTCAGGCTCAGACTTGATGCCAAGCTCTTGGATAAGGGCTGCGACGTCTACGTCCTGGTCGTTGATGGCGTCTTGGGTCAGCATGTCGCCAGTCAGCATTAGCGACTTCTTTGGGCTGTTTGGCTGGCCAAAGACCTCAATCTCTTGGTGGTCCTGCAGCTTGTACTTGGGAAGTATGTCGGTGGATGGCTTGGACAGGAAAATGACGTGGCGGCCCTTCTTGCTGTAGCTGCGCTCAGCCATGTGGCCGTGGTCCTTGGCCCACTTGGCCAGTCGCTGTATGCGCATGTCGGTGGTGGACGTGCTGCGCTTGAGGTCCACGTCAAGCACGGTCAGGACTGCCAAGTCAAACATGTCTGTAAGAGGCTCGTGCATGTACAGGCCCCAGTAGTTGTTGTCCGGCAGTCTGTCGTGCGCCCTGACCTCGTCTGGCGTGTACAGGTCTGCCTTGTCTGTCTCCATCGAGACACCAGGTCCGGCCTTAGAGCGCGGCAGCTTGCGGCCGTCGTCTGTCGCGGTGAACAGACAAAAATATGCGTTTGGGCACATATCTGCAATCGCTAAGGCCACCCTCTTGCTGCCGTCTACTGATAAAATTGTTTCTGAACTTTGGTTCATTACGTGTTCTCCTTTACGGTTATGCCCAGTGGCTTCCACCACTGGGTATTTTTTTATGTTTTGGCACGCACCAGGCTTGATACGGACTGCTTCTCGCCGATCATGCCATCCGGCAGTTGGATGCCCAACTTTAAGATGGCAGCAGGTGACTTTAACTTCCAAGCGGTAGGGTCATCCTTCAAGACCTCCTCGACCATGGCCGGGGCACTCCAGAACTTCGTGCGGCTCCCATCACGCATGGCCCACCCTTGGATCGGTGAAGTGGTTATCTGGCGTTTTGCGGCCTCTATAACAGCCTCAGACCACGTCGCGACCACGTGTGCAAGCTCAAGCGTCTCTGGTGTGACCAATGTGTCGCAGTCTGTGTCCTTCCCCTCAAAGTCCAGCCTGGCTGCCTCGGTTGCCTTCTCCCTAAGAGCCGGGCAGATGGTCTTGGCGCGGCAGTACTTACACTGCTTCTCCCCTGGGTTGGTTGGGCCGTTGTCTGACAGCGCCAGGTCGGCTGATGCCGTGATCTGCTCGCCGTGTTGGATTAGCCGCTGGCCAGTGGTTTCCCACCGTGAGCTGCCGGTCCTTGGCTGGAAGATGTGCAGCACCACCTCGATGGTGTCCGGTGCATTGAGCTGGCGCATAGCACCCAGCGCGTAGGTCATGAGCTGCAGGTTTTCTTCCGCATCGACCGGCACGCGTCCGGTTTTTAGGTCAACAACGTGCAGCGTGTTGCCGTCGACTATGACCGCGTCTGCGGTACCGCCAAGGGCTGAGTGCAGGGACTTGAGGCCCTTGTCAACGTTGACCTCGATCAGCTTCTTGCGCGGGTTCTCGGCGATGGCGTCGATGTACTTGATGTAAGCCTCTGCCATGTCCATCTGGTCTTGGTCGTATTTAGCGTAGTCGATGACGTCGCCGCGCATCAGGTGCTCCGCCAGCTCGTGGACGTCGGTGCCGTACTGAGCCGCTGGCCCTGCCTGCTCGTAAGGCATCTTTGCCTCTAGGCGCACAGAGCCTGGGCACGGCATGAACCGCTCGGCCCTACTGGCCGACAGCCTGGCGTGTTTGCGTGTGGTGTGTTCGGTTGTCATAGTGCCTCCATGTAATTGACTTCTATCTCGCCCTTCATCATCTTCGTCGTAAAGATATTCCTAAAATCTGGATACGCCACCTTCCAAAGGCGGGCATAAAAAGCGATGTGGTTGTTGCTAATCTTGAAGTCGTGGCCGGTGGTAATAATTGACACCTCCCACCTGATGCGGTTAACGATCAGCCAATGGCTAATGTGCTTCCTCCCAGAATGGGCTGCTTCAAGAGAAAATTGCTTGAAGTATCCCCAAACCCTTGGGTTTTCCCGGTGCCAATCCAGCCATATTTCGTACTTGCGTAAAAAATCTACTTCACTGGTGGTCATTGGTTCACCTCAATAAGTTTTGTTAAGTAGTGCTGCGCTTTCTTTAGGTCCTCCAGCCCGCCCTTGTCCTTCCAGCGGCTCACGTACTTGACGACGTTGCCTTCTAGGTAGCCCAACTGGTTGGATGCGATGTAGTCCCACGGCTGTATTGCCTTGGACTTGTAGTGACTGCCGCCGACCTGCTGGGCGTTGGCCAACGCCTGGAACGCCTCTTCCTCCTCCTCGGTGGCCACCATGTCGATGGCCATCTTCATCGCCATAGCTGGCACCACCGGCAACTCCGGCTTTGGCACATACGGGAAGGCGTTGATGTCCTTAATGATCTGCCTGCGCATCTGGCCACGGATGGCCGAGACAAACGATGAGGTGGTGCCAAGGTCCTTGGCCAGCAACTTGTTGCGCAGCTTCGGGTTGTTGGCGATGGCGGCTCTGATCTTGCCGCTTATGCTGTTTGGGTCTTTCTTGCGTGTCATTGTGATTTCTCCTTCGGGTTAAATGATCTGGTCTATAACTTGCAGCTTGCGCAGCACCTTGGCCAACACGTTGTGGTCAAGTGATGCGCGGATCGTGAGCATATAGACCATGGGTCGGAATGACCCCTTGCTCACGTTTTCGATACGGCTTGACGCCTGCTCTAATGCAGACGTCTGCCAGGTTGCTTCAACAAACACCACGGTGTCTGCGGCTGACAGGTCAACGCCCTCTGACATGGCGGCGATATTGCCGACGATGACCTTGGACCGGTTGGCCTGAAAGTCTGCGATGTACTCGTCGCGTTTTTTCCTCGGCGTGTCGCCGGTGATTGACACCGGCTTGTGGGCCTTCAGCCCCTCCACCAGTCCGGCCACCACGTCCTTGTGGTGCGCGAACACGACGACCTGGTCCTGCGAATCCAGCAGGTTGTTGATGAACTCCACAGACGGCTTGATCTTGCGCATGCCGGCCTCTTTCATAACTTCAGACAGACCTTCGATGGCCATCAGCGCGCTTGGGTTTTCGACCAGCGCGTCTACGTCAAAGTCACGCTCACGCTTGTCGACTGGCAAGTCAAAGGTGATGAGCGACACTTGTGGGTTTTGGTAGTCGGTGAACACGTTTTCTTTCTTGCGCCGCAGGACGTGTGGGATCATGAGCGCCTTCAGCTCCGGCAGGTTTGATGCGCCGGACACGTCCAGCCCCCATGGAGCTGTCCACATGCGTGCGTAGCGCGTGGCAAACTCGTAGTAGCCGTTGCGGTAGATGCCCAGTGCGTGAAGCATTGGCCACAGCTCGATGGGGCGGTTAGGTATCGGCGTGCCAGACAGGCAGTAGACGCGCTTGATCTCCTTCATCGCGGCCATGCAAGCCTTGGTGCGCTTGGCCTCTGGGCTTTTGATCCGGTGGCTCTCGTCGCACACCATGGTCCCAAACTTCTTAAACAGGGTCGGGCTGATGTACTGCACCACGTCGTAGTTGACAACAACAACGTCGCACAGGTTGATGTCTTGCGCCTCTTTCCGGCCATTCACAACTGTCACCTTGAGGTCTGGGTTGACGGCGTTGAATGCGCGCTCCCAGACCGTCTTGGCGATGGCTGGGCACACGATAATGGCCGGCAGGTGCTCGGCTGCAGCCGCCGCCGTAGGCAGCGTCTTGCCAACCCTTGGCTGGTCCGCAAGTATTGCCCGCTTGGTCTTTAATAAAAAGTCTTTAGCGACCTGCTGGTGTGGGTAGAGCTGCATACGTTCCTTCGTTTTGATCGTTTGATTTGCATGTAGTGTATCAGGGTTTAAAAATGTTTTAAAGTGTGTTACATTAATTGCACTCATCCGGCTTGGATGGGCATAGCGATCAAAACGATCAAAACGAAAGAACGACATGACAACACGAGTAGTAACCGACAAGGTCCGCTTCAGCTTCTGCAACGTATGCAGCCCACGCCGCAATGAGTTCAACGGCAAGGACGAGTTCTCAACACAAATCCTGGTGGCCAAGTCAGACACCACCACGGTGGCGGCCCTGAAGGACGCGGCCAGGGCGGCGTTGGCAACAAAGTGGGGTGACAAAGTGCCGACCAAGGTGCGTAACCCTATGCGCGATGGCGACACCGAGACAAAGGGTGACGGATCAGCTTTGGGTCCAGAGTACAAGCACCACTTCTTCATGACCGTCAAGTCAAGTAAGCGGCCAGGCATCATCGACTCCAGCGGCGTTGAGCTGCTTGGGTTAGACGACGTGGCATCTGGCGACTGGGGCCGCGTGTCACTGAACGCCTACGCGTATGACGCAGCTGGCAATAAGGGTGTGAGCTTTGGCTTGAATAACGTGCAGCTCATGAGCAAGGGTGAGTCGCTGGGTGGTGGCCGACCAAGTGCCGCAGCCGACTTCGGTGTGGCCACATCAACAACAGCAGCACCCGTCGCTGAAACGGTAGCCGATGACGACAACTGGTAAACGGCTGGTGGGCGTCTACCTCGACCCAGGTAAACTGGCAGAGGTAGACGCCTTGGCGTCTAGGTTTAGATGGTCACGGTCTGGGCTGCTTCGGCACGCCCTTGACCTGGCCCTGCTGGATTCTTTGCAGCAATCAGCTCTGCCAGTGCCGTCTCCAATGCCTCCACGGACTCATACAGCGGACGTGCGCGACCCTTCAGCCAGCGACTAGCCTGGCTTTGGTGTATGCCCGCATGCGCGCAGATGGCGGTCATTGTTATGCCGAGCGGCTTGGCTTGATCTTTGATGCGCTGTATAGGGTTCATGCATGAATTTTACATTGACTGCAATAACTGGTTGACGGCTTGCATAAAAGAGTCCATGATTCGTTATACGCACCTTGCGTACATAAAGGAAAACAGAATGAACACAGAGCAATACATCAAAGCCCTCAACGCACACGACTGGTCGTTTGAGTGGTCCGACGACGACACAGTCTGGAGGCGCGGGCGCCAGCAGCGGGCCGACCTCAACGCAGCGCGCCCATTACTGGACGCGGATTACGCGATCTGGAACGCTCATTGCGAGCACCACTACGTGGTGGTGGCGTCATGAGCAAATTCGCACGAACAATGGACCAGGCGTTTCCTGGCCACGGCAACTACGCCTACGCCATCAGCACAACACGGCCCAAGCTGATGCGCCGCATGGCCAAACTTCTTGGGTACGCGGCCATTGTTGCCGCTGGCCTGGCTCTCATGCTGTCGTATTTCGACATACTCGTAAAGTAATCTATGTCTAAATTATTAGAATCTTCGGAGTTCCTCTACACCCACCTGCAAAACATTACCGTCGGGGCAGCGGCATTGGAGCGGGCAGCGGTCCATATCACCGACCACAACGTTCGGATGCGCACCTTCATGCTGCGCATTGTTGACCCAGAGGACTTGGGCCATGCGGTCACTGATGAAGTCCGCAGACTGGCTGGCGCGTTGCTGACAATGGACAGTGGCAATGGGCGCTCGTGATCGAATCTTGGCACTGTGTGATGGCACCAGGTCATCCACAGTCTTGGCCGCCCAGGCGTTTTGTGACCGGTCTTATGTGTGCCGCATCCTACTAGCCGGGCAGAGGTCTGGCAGCGTGTACGTCAGCGGCTGGGAAAAGACGCCAACTCGCAACCGCGCGCTGTACATGTTTGGTGTTGGCGAGAATGTGGCTGAGCCTCGGTCGTCCAGCACCATGCGTGTGCGGGCCATGCTGGAGCGCATGTCCGCAGACGACAGGGACCGCTGGCGCAATAGGACCAACACCCGCCGGCGTAAGGTCAAACAGGACCCGCTGGTTCGGGTGTTTTTTGGAGGTGAGAGATGATTAGAAATTATTGCGGGTTATAGCCCACCTCTGGGAATTGAAACCTCATTTCGCTCAAGAATACTGAGCAAGCCTTCATTGCCGGGGAACACGACAAAGTTACTGGTGTCTGCTTGGAGTACTTGTCAAACGCGTCTGTGTTCTGGCCATACTCGCCAGACTCCATCTGCTTGTAGATGCTATACGGCACGCTGCCGACCATGGATGCCAAGTTGGTGACACCAGACAGGCCAAGCTCTCCAGCTCCAAGCAAATACTCAAGCGGGTTGCGTGCGTTAAATACGGGCATTTACTTCTTCGCTTTCTTTACGGTCTTGGCTGCAGCCTTAAATGCCTTGGCGGTTGGTGCGCCGGCGGCGCCAGGCTTGCGCATGGTCTCCTTACTGCCGGCTGCGATGCGTTTTTGTTTTGCTTGGATGTTGGCGTAAAGCCCCTTGCTTGGCATAGTCGTCTCCTTTGGTTGGATTTATCGGTCTAAAAAGTATCCGCTAGACTGGCCACCAATTACGCCGGATTGGACGAGTTGCTGTCGCTGTGCATCGTTGAGCTGGTTCAACGCCTCGCGCAGCTTGGTGAAGTCGGCTGGGTTTCGTGACAACAACAGCCTGCCTATCTCGTTCCGTACTGGCTCCGGAACCTGCACTCGGCCCAGTCGGTTTGAGGCCGACTGCACTATGCTTGGAGACGCCATACCCGTCTTGGCAGCCACACCCATTTCTGCGGCTTCTCCAAGTACCTGTAGCGGCGACTCGCCAAGGTCAGCTTGGCCAGCTAGGCGCTCTGCCGTCTTAGAGCCTTTGCCGACAGACTCAAACGGCTTCATCTTGCCCTCCTGCAGCAATGTGGCCGCAAAGCGCTTGTAGTCATTTC